CCTCGGATCACAACCATTAAAACGGCGAACTTAAATAACGCAACCAATGGCGTCGCCATTGTACGACACATGCAACGACAACAGGTCAGTGGTGGAAAGAATGAAGCTGGAGAAGTTGCAGGAGGAGCGTCGCAATGGCCGCGAGGCATTAACCCATCGGGTTGGAGAGCACGCGGCGGCGCTCAACGAGCGCAGCGAGGCCAGGTTCGATTGGTGGGGAGTGGGCAGCGACCCACGACCACAACCAGGCGTGGTGATACCACCGCATCCCACGCTGGTAGAGTCGGACCAGGCTTGGATGGAACACAGGATCCAGTTAGGTCATTGGGAGGCGGAGTACAGCAGATCCTGGGCCCGCTCGACCGGTTGGCAATTTACGACGGAGGAGTTGTTGCCAACGATAAGTCCATCGACGAAACAACGGATGCTACAAGCACAATCGCTAGTGGCAAAAGCCGTAGGAGCGGTGCAGCTCGCAGAAGCGCAGCTCGCGCTAGACGTGCGCAAGCAGCTGAAGGCGGATCCAATGGATCCGGCGCGTGCACACATATGGAGGTCGGTGGAGAAAGAGACAGCACAGGGTTCGGCGACCAGAAACCAAGCGGAGGAGTTGATGTTGGATGCGTACCACCACATGTCGAGAATACAACCGGCTGTGGACGCGATGATTGCAAGCAGGTCAGTGCGTGTCCTGACACTGTGCGAGCGGCTAAAAGAAAGTCGCGACCGGCAAAACAACGCGCCGGGTACATCCCACAAGAAGAGCTAATTAACAACTGGCTCGATACCACTGTGGAGGGGCATAACAGCCATAGTTACAGGCGCTACGGCAGCGATCCGTCCGAGCTGGCCGCGGCATACCGGGCACACCGGGAGCTGCTACCAGCTGGACATCCTAATGCGCTGCCGAAGCGCAAAGTATACCCCCCTCCTCCACCTGTTACCGCGCAAGAGGAGAAAGACCTAGTGGAGATGCGCGAAGCACGTGCAGTGTTGCCTGTAGATGTGCACGTGATCCTGACCAGCGATCGTGCTGAGCAGGATTTTCAGGACGGCCCCCAGGCTTGGCGCGGAATGGGGAGGCCGGATCCGTTCACGAGACACTGGATTCTCGTGACGATAGCGCCACAAGTTGCGAGTCTATGGTGCGATCTGCCAGCGAGGATAGCTTGGCGGTGCGCTTCCGAAGACTGCGGCATGATTCGGGACTGTCTGAGGGCGGGACCGTTGCCTGCTGTGGTCTTGGAGGCTGTAATTACGTCCGAAAGGGTCGTCGTCGACAGCGCGACGCAGTTCCAGAGCAAACGGGGTTATCAACAAGCATTTCTGGAAGAGGCTCTGGACGACCAAAGGTGGGTGGAGTTGAAGTATTGGCCAGGACCAATAACGCGCGAAAATCTGGAAGGGGTTCTGGAAAGCGAGTGCGCGACGCCATCAGACGATGGTGGGCCAATTTGCACAACCCAAATACCCAACAACGCAGAAGGTTGGAGATTGACGATGTTGAAGTGTTGCCAGCTCAGAAAGAAAAGAAAGATGGCACATTTGAAGATGTTGTTATCCACCCAGGACGTAACGGACCAAGTGCTCCATTGGGAGCCAGGCCTAATGATAAGGACAGGGACAAGCCAATAAAGAGGAACGCCTTGGTTCCGTTCAAACCCAAACGGTTAAATTGGACGGAAGTGCGCTGGTCACGGAAGGATGCTATCGTTGACGAGGAGTTGTTTGGATTTTTATCCCGCAAGGCGTTGAACAAGACACGTGATCGTGTCACCCTGTTGTATTTGACGGAGAGGGCCGACCGCTGGTTTAATGAGTGGAACCAATCCGGGTTCACGGATGTGGAGATCGCAACCATCATGGCGTATACCATCGCCGCCGTGATGACAGTGCCAGAGGCGGAACAGCGAGCCTGGCACTTAATGGGTGGCTTGACCGCGCAGGAAAATATCAGGAATGCCACGAGGTTCGGAGCCACAGGTAGGATACCGGAGAGTGGGCTTCGAGTGTGGATGGAGCGCAATATGGTCGCCATCCAAGCATTTTTCGGTTGGGTGTCACGTGAGATCCCAAACCCACCGAATGTCGCAACTGCCCCAATCACGTAGGGGGGCCACCGCGCGGTGCCTGGCCAGTGTCAAGGAAGCACGGCACTAGCACCACTGAAGACAGAAACATACATCTATGATGTGGGTGTAGGTGCAGCATGTACACGGAATGTGGCCAGCATCACCCTACCGCGCGATGGGATTTGTCACCACAGACAATACAGACAAACACATGCAATAGTTGACTTGCCAGCACGCTTGTATGAGTTGGAGTTTGCATTCCACGTGAATGACCACGATGACTGTATTTGCAATGAGTTAGTATCACTGCATAATCGGCACCTGACGGATGATCCAGAGGTGTCGGTTACATTTACAGGGGTAGATGAGTTGCGTGCCGAGATGTTTCGCATGCTTGACCGCATGCGCCTCGACAAAATTAGGTCGTGGACCTACGAGAGCGTAATCAACAGGATGCCACCTGCAAAGCGTGCACGTTATTGGCGTGCCATGCGCAGGTTACGCGAAAAATGGGACGTTTGTCCGAAAGACGCACTCATCAAGATGATGCTCAAGGCGGAGAAGTTTGATGTCAAGAAGCTCAGGGCTAAGAAAGCGGGCCGCTCGGTCCAATATAGGTCCCCAGAGTATAATTTGGCGTTGATGGCTGCCGGTTTAAAAAGCATTGAGCACGAAGTTTACCAACGAATGCAGTTTGGGAAAACGGGCACACGTAACATCGCCAAGTGTCTTAACCACACCCAGCGTGCGCGTATACTCAAACGAAAGTGGGATGAGATGACTGACCCTGTAGCGGTGTTACTTGATGCAACTTCGTGGGATGCACACGTCCATACACAACTACTGGCTATAGAGCACGAATTCTACACACGATGCATGCCTGGCAACGATCGCCTCAAGTGGTTGTTGTCCATGCAAATGGTTAATCGCGGCTACAGCAAGCGCGGATTGCGCTATAAGATCGAAGGTACGCGAATGTCAGGCGATGCTAATACAGCGCTTGGCAATTGTGTACTCAATATGATGATACTCAACGCGTGGTTGAGACGTTCAGGGGTTCAGGGTGAAATCTTGCTTGATGGTGACGACTCTGTCGTCATAATCGAGCGGAAGGACCTGCCCAAATTGGATGTGACACACATCGCAGCTAACTATGGCATGAACATGAAGATGGAGATCGCCGAAACATTTGAAGAGGTGGAGTTTTGTCAGTCACGACCGGTGGAATGCAATGAGGGGTGGCGCATGGTGCGCTATCCAGATCGATTGCTCTCGAAAGATGTCGTTGCTGTTCGTAACTTCACTCGGCGTTGGCACGCACTTGCTGACGCGATTGGGCGATGTGAGTTGGCCATGTGCTCCGGTGTGCCGATACTGCAAGAATTCGCGTTGATGATGAAACGTGCTGGTGCTAAGGGACGTGTCACCAACAAGAAAGGCAAGCAACAGACGTTCTCAGAACAGTTTGAATACGCGGCCACTATGCAAGCGAAGACCACAGGTTGGGACGCATGCAACATTAGTGCCACCACCCGCGTATCATTTTGGAAAGCCTTCGGCATCTGCGGGGATCTGCAGCTGTCTATTGAGGGGTGGCTCCGCAATCACGACCCGACGATTAACCCGTGTCGG